CCCGTCGATGCCCCTCCGAAACCTGCCGTTATCCCGGAAAGCCAATCTCCCGGATCGTCCCATGAAAGACGATGTTCGTCTTCCTGCCGTCTCCAGTGATCGATGACTGTATCGGAATCCGCTTCGAAGTTCGATCGTTTAAGCTGATATAACCCGTAGGTATCTCCACCGGGAGCATAATCGGCACGCAGCTTATTCGCATCGGTACGCTGTTCCTGCAGCTTCGCTCCACCCATCACAAGGCTGTTCATCGCGGACATGAGCGAGATATCCGTACGCTTCCTGTCAGTATCTTCCTGCTGTTGGAGCTGCTTTTGTGCGATAACGTCCTGCATCTGTGTTGCCTGCAGTGCGCTCGAAGCACGTGTACCGCTTGCGCCGAGTGCTGCATTTGCGCTCCCCTCATTTGCACCGACATTGATTGCATCGATGTTGTAGGCGAGTGCGTTGTTTTTCTGTTCCTGTCCGATAAGTCCGAGCTGTGCGCTTGCGGCCGGACCTAGTACCGCTTCTTCGAGCGTCGTCGCACGGTCTGCTTTATCCGCATGCTCGTTCGCTTTTTTTACGTCCGCCGCCCATTCCGCATCCATGAGCGCAAGTTCACGTTTCTTCTTTGCCTCTGCTTCTTTGCGCTGCCGTCGTGCCGCTTCTTCGGCTTTATTCTCGCCTCGTATCCATGAAATAATACCGGCGGCCGCTCCTGCGAGTGAGAATGCTCCTGCTATCCATCCCATACAAACTCCTTACTGCGCAAGCCGTGCATGCACGGCGAGAATATTGCACGGCTCCGGTTTCCGTGTTGTAAAGGTAAACATTACATCACGATCGCTGTCTCCGGGATAGTCGATTTCCTTGATTCCTGAATACGGCTCTGTAAAGTCGGTAAACGTCTCATTCGGCTTGCCCGTCACCGTAAGCTCCGGCTTCGAACTCTTATAAAATCGGACCAAAAGTTTTGCAATTCGCTTTTTTCCCGTAACGTCCTGCGATACGACGGGCATCGATTGTATTCTGCTTTCGTATGCATAACCGATATATGCCTCGTCGCCGCTTTCATAAAATTCCGCTGTCAATTCAGGCTTTCGTATCACTGTTTTTTTCGTACGGTTGTATAAAACTGCCTCATCGGTATACCCCGAAAGTACTTCCTCGTTTCCCGTATATCGTTGCCTGCTGTCGAGATAGACATCCGTTTCCATATCGAGCTTTTCAAGGTAATAACGGCCGTCGTGATCGACCGTAAAATACACGATATCACAGCCGCCGCGGCCGCGCACGACAGCAACCGATGTGATCCGCCCGTTACCCTGCACAAACCGTGTCCAGCCCATCACACCGTGATTTTTTTCGTACAACAGCACGGCCGCTTTGCCGTCTTCTCGCGTGATGATAATGCGCGAGTAGGGATTCGTCATAAAGTCGAAATCATACGCCGCACTTTCGGAAAGCATCTCCGGGTTCATGATCGCGATATTGTTGCTGCGAAATGCGTCATCTTCGCTGGAATAGTAATATTCCCGTATCGCTTTTTTCCCCTGCGATAAAAATATGACTGCGTTTCCGACAGACGTCGCCTGCATATCATCAGATCCGTACCGTCCGTCCATGTATACCTGCTGTTGTAAGGCAGTGACGCCGGACGGCACGACATAATCGCCGCTTTCCGTCCCGATGACGAGATAGCGCGAGGTTGCAAGCCATTTAATGGCATCGTTTTGGTCGCTCGCAATTTCGAAGTGGAAGCTGCAATCGGGTGCAGTCATATTATTATTGATACACGTAAGCTCGTAATCGCTTGCAGAGGCGCTCGTCCGATGCGGCCATTTCTGGATCGAATACACTTGCGCTTTACCTTCCGCCGTCACTGATGCCGAAAGCGACACGGTGCCTTTCTTCTTTCCTGCATCCCATGTCGCCGTAAGCACTTTCGTTCCGACCGGAATATTGCTTCCGGTAACATAATATTTTTGCATTTCCGATACCTTTGTAAGGTCTTGTGTCACGTCCGTAATAACTGTGCCGTTTGCCGTACTGTTCCCGGTAAAAAAATGAATATCGGGATCCGTCACGTATTTATTGACCGTCACGTACTTTATATACGTAGAAAAACTGTTATATCGCGTTCCTTTGATGTCGGGCGAAGCGCTTGCCCATATTTTTTGCCGGTGATTGTTCGTGCCGCCGAAATACAATCGGGAATTAAAAAACGCGACCGTTCCCGGATAGTTGTTTTCGGTTGTGAAAAGACCTCTTTCCGCTTCATACTCCGGCGCGCTCGTGTCTTCTTCCCACACCGTTTTTCCGGCGTTCCATTCGTACAGCTTGCCTCTCCATATAAGCCATCGGTACGACTTTGCGTCAAAGGTGTTTGTCGTCGGGAGTGTCGCCGCATCCGAAACATACGTCATACCGTAGTCGTCGTCGAGTTCGACGTCCGGTGTAAAATCGAAACTCATCGTACCGGACGTAAAACTGTCCCGCCCGATGTCATACTGTATTTGAAACGGCGCATGTCCGCGCTGTACAAAAATCATCACGTCATAATTTTGCGCATACTGTACTTCGCGTATTTCCGATAAACTTTTCCACGGAGATGCGATCACGACTTGCGCTCCGCCCGTATCGGTCATCTTGACGCCGTTTTTCCATACCAACATCACGCTTCCGGATGCGGCCGGTCTGCATTCAAAAACGAAACTTATATCTTTATTAAGTACGAAAGGGATCAGCCGACAGTCTCCCGTAAGGGATGCAATCCGCTCCGTTCCGACTCGTCGCGCGATGCCGCCCGTCGGCAATATGTCGAAGTTCTGTAAAAAGCCGGCACTTTGATAATATTGCGGGATATCCGTGCGGCCGTTCAGTGTGGGACTCAGTTCTCCTGCCGCAAAATTAGTAATGAGCATAGCCGTCTTTTCCTTCCGTCGTTAAACCGAGTTTTTCACTCCACCACGGATTTCCATTTTGCCGGCTGCTGCCTTGGCTCTTACTCGTTTTCCACGCCTGACTTTCTATCTGTGCTGCTGCAGCATACAACATCCGGTACTGATTTGAATCTCCGGTGATCTTCAGCGCGACGGTCGCGGCAAGTTTGTATTCGAGGCATTCCGTGAGCGAGGGGGAAAAGATAAGCGCACGGTATTCGGGATAGTCGTCACCGGTAATATAATTGGCTGCATCCGCAATTTTTCCGTTTGTAATATAGAGCAAGACGGCATCGGCTCTGTCCGTGTAGAGCGTATTGCCCTCAATGATAAACTCATCGTTACGCTGCACTTCAATCGGTTTTGCGCAATCGGCAGGGAGCGTATAGGCGTACAGATACGGGCTGAAATTTTCACCCGGCGCAAGAGCGAGCGCTGCGCGTACTTTCAAGCATGTCCATTCCGTTTCCGAGAGCGTGGAAAGCAGTACCGGCAAATAGAAATCTCGACACGTCCGCCACTTCACCGTTTCGGCACTTATATCTTCATCAGTAAGCGCTTCCTGTCCTGCGCGTTGCAGTGCTCGGCTGATTATATTTCTATCGCGATTCATACGTTCCTCCGCACGTCTCTACAAAAAACGGGAGACGCCGTGCGGCATCCCCCGTGTCCCGGCTTTATCCGAGTTTTTTGAAATTCGGATTGTCCGAAAAATCACCGCCGTCTACGATGTCGCCTGCATGATACAGTACGTTATCGGCAAAGCACGTATTCGTGACCTGCCATCGTTCTTCTGTGCTGCCGCCTTTCGGAGTCTGCGGTGTTTCTGCTTCGTTTGCAGGGTTTTTAGTGTTAGCCATATGCTCCTCCTGTTATTTTGCGCCCCATGCGTCGAGGTTGCCCTCGAGCACCCCGCCGGTAAACGTACCGGTGGTAACGGCGGCAAGACGGAGATACCGGAAAGAGAGGCCTCGCGGAATAGGCACGGAAAAAGCTGCGCCCTTTTTGAGTTCGGCAAGAGCGACCGGTGCCATCGTCAAGATGTCCGAAAATGTCGAATTGTCGGCAGAGCCCTGCAGCTTCAGCGCCACATTCGTTCCGCCGACCGCCGTCGTCGTTACCGATACGGCCGCACAAAGTCCGTCGGCATCCGTCTGTCCGAAATCGATCACGCCGTCGAACGGATTTGTTCCCGCCGCTCCGAGCGTGATCTTGCCGAACGAAAGCTGTGTATCAGCCCGTTCAATCGTTCCACGTATCATACATACTCCTCTAAAATTGATACTGTATGCCCGTACGTATTTTCCGTACGGGCAATTCCTTTATGCGATTTTGTCTTCCGTCGAGAGTATCGCGTCGACTTGCCGCAAGCGCATCGTGCGAATTTTGATAAGCTCACGACCCCACGGATCTTCGGCGGTGTAGCACACGTTGTTTTTCTCAACGGTTGCAACGTCCATCAACGACAGCACATCGCTGTTCGCATAAATCGCAATCGTACCGTCGCCGACTGCGAGGCGATGCGACGCCTGCAAAATGGCTTTGATGATATCAGTCGCCTGTGTCGTTCCGGGCTTGATGTTTGCAAGGCGCACGAATGCTTTTTCGTTCCTGACGGCAAGCCCATAGGAAGCGGTAAAATAATTTACGTACGCTTCCATATCTCCGTTTCCGTCCGGCGCTCGCACGGTTTGTTTACCTTTGTCGATGCGCTCGACGCCCATACCTGCCGCTCCTTTCGGATAAATCAGGTGCATCTTGTCGCGCGCCCATTTGCAGATATACACCGACGTGAGACTGCCCGATGTCGTGCCGCCCATGTCAATGCAGTATTTGCCGTCGATCTTCGGACGGCGAACGGCGAAACCGTCCATGTACGCTTTGTCTGCGGCATGGTTCCCGTACACGATGTCTTCCGCCTGGTCTTGTCCCATACCTTCCAAAAATGCGGACACTTCGCTCTGCAAAAACTCCTGCGGATTTGCCGCTTCGTCGACGAGCTTTTGGTCAACATTGCTGTAACCGGCAAGTTGGCAGACCACGTCGTGATTGACGCGGGTCTGGGATGCCGCCGTTTTGACGCCTTGGTTGTAGACACGGTGTGTGCCATGCGGGAGCGCCGTTCTGATAACGCTCGTATTCACGGTACGATCGTTCGCTTCCATCGACGGCGCATCGAGTAAAATCTCGTTTGTCGCCGCAAGGCTTTCAATGATACGCCGCGCATCCGGATTCTGCTGATCACGGTTCAGGCGTTCCAGCGCCGTAAGTTTGTCGGTCAATGTTAATGTTCCCGGCATATAAGACTCCTATTTTTTAAGCCCCGCAAACTCGAACATACCGCCATCGGCATTCGGTGTATAACCGTTTCCCGTAGCTCTTTTTCCGGTCGCAGGTGCCTCTGCGGTAAGTTCTCCGATGCGGATAAACATCCTGACAATATCCGGATCGAACGAAAGCCCCGCACTTTGCAATTTCTGTTGTATTGCTCCATTGCCGTATGCGCGCATTCCCCGTGTCAGTAATTCGAGCTTCTCTTGGTAATGCGTGCCGTATTCTTCTTTGAGTGCTGCTTCCGTTTCCGCATATTGCGTTTTCATCTGCTGCTGCCGTTTTGCAACAGCGTCCGTTCCCACCTTTACGATGGCTTCATACATCGATTTTGCCTGACTCTGCGTCAAATGCGAGTTATACGCGATTTCGCGGAACATATCCGCATTTTCGCCGGTGATCTCGTATTCGGCCGCCGTCTTCGGCTGCCCCAGCTTCTCGTAAAACGCCTGCACGTCTTCGGGTTTTGCGTCTTTTGCAGGAAGCTGCAATGCTCCGTCCGCCTTCGCCGCTAATTCCTGATACGCTTTCGCAAGGTCTCCGAGCTTTCCGAATTTCGCAAGCGCCGCCGAGCTTTTAAGCTCATCCGGCAGCTGACTCATCCATGCCGGTACCTGCGCATTCCCGTCACTGCTCCCTTCCGCCTTTTCCCCGCCTGCGGCAGGTTTGGCATCCGGTTTCGTTCCGGTGTCGCCGGTCATTATGTGTTCGAGGGACTGACTGTTATCGGCCGTCGTGTCAGTTACCCCCGTTCCCGTTTTTGCGTTCTGTCCTTCCCCTGTCTTCGGATCCATACCTTACTCCTGTATTTGATTGATCATCGCATCAGTCAATGCGATGCTGTCTATAATACCCATGCGATCATATAAAAGCGCTTTCGCATAATTGTTCAGCGCCTGTTCCGCTTCGTTCTTTACCGGCTCGAAATAATGTAAATCGGTCAAAAGCCAATTAAATACAAGCCGTCCGCTTTCCGTCGAAAATGTCTCGCGGAAAATGCGGTGCATCGCTTTTTGTTGTTCTTCCTGAGTCGCATGCTCATACCCCGGTATGCCGTTACTGTGCATAGGCACTCGCTCCATTCATTCCTGTGCCGAGCTGCGAATTCATCGCATCCATAAAACTCCCTTGTTCCGGACTCTTACCCAATTTATCCATGTTTTTGAGCATCTCCTGCGACATCGCCTGCTGCTGTTCCCGTGCTGCCGCTTCCTGTTGTTGACGCAGCCGTTCGGCACGCAGTTCCATAACATCCCGATCTTCCCTAATGACGCTTTGCGGCATACCGCTGTTTTCCATTGTCTTTTTCATCAGCTCGTCTGCGTCAATGAAATCACCTGAATTCGGGAATATCTGCATAACCGGGGCGATTGCGCTGAGCGCGGTTCGGATCGTTCCGGTGCTGTAGTATTTTTGCTGCGCCTGCGCAAGCGGTCCTTTATATTCGATCTTCATAATCGCACCCGCCTCCCGTATGGCTTCCGGCGGGACGGGCAATCTTCCGGCACGCATTAACAAATTAAACGAGCGGCGGATGATCTGGCCTGTCGCCTCGTTGAGTGAGACGATGAGGTCTGAAAGAATTGCCGCCTTTTCTCCCTGCTTTTCCATTACCTCTGTCGCCGTCATCTGCTTGTTCTGTGCACCTTCGAGCATCAGGAAAAAATCGACATTGAACCAGTCTTTGATCGTTTGCTTGATATCGGCGAGTACTTGCAGTGTAATCGGATAATTCTCTCCTGTTCTGATCGGCTCGAGGATATCATCGTTTTCGGTGAGATACGTCATACCGCGCGGAACGACCGCAACATTCTTTAAATGTTCGCTCGCTTTCATCGGCGGTTCGGCCGACGTTTGTGCAATTCGGAGCGACGTTTCTTTCGCAATATTTAAGAACTCGATATCCGGAACCGCGTCCTGTGCAAGGCTCTCGGAATATGCATAGCCCGGAATTTGCTTAAACACATATACGGCATACGGAAAATCCCTGTATCCCGATTCCAGTAAGACGTGCTGCCCGTCCATATCTATGTACACTGCCGCAAAAGGCATATTGAGCGCATCCTGCCAGTCATCTTTGTATTCGGTGCGCGGAT